TACTTCCCAAACGAGGGTTGCATTTGCTAGCGGTGAAAGTCCGTTCACATGACAAAACCAATGGTGGAAGAACAACTATTGAGCATCCGTAGATACTCTTGTCCGTATTGAGTGGCCTCCAGTCCCTTGCCATAGACTTTACCGTCAGTGGCTCCAATTTGTGCTCCCATTTGCACAAGTTGTAGGGCAATGATGTGAGCAGCTAAATGTTTAGTGGCGCGATCAGTTTGATCGCCAAACACGCCTTCGCTCACATCAGCAGAGGCTTCTGCAATGGCGCCAAGGACAATCCCCGATGGATGGGGAATGAACTCAGGAAACCTCTCCAGAAATCCAGAATACGTGACCATTACGCACGACCTTCGCTAATTGCAGCACGACGCTTGACGATTGCATTACGCACCCTCACGCGCCCTTCTCGTTTTTTCCAATCCAGCAGCAAGTCTTCATCATGGATGAGTTCAATGGTCCGTAGTGCTTCGGCAAGAGGCAGATTGGTAAGGACATTGAGATCGGTGGTCACGTCAGCAATAGTTTCCGTTTCGGCCACTTCTTCAATCGCTCCAATTTGCATCAAGCGTTTCACTTCTGAATTTTGACGGGCTTGTTGCCATGCCTGTTCGGGCACGTCAGTATTGAGACCAGGCGCCAGTTGTACCAGCCCCTTTTCTACAATCACGCCAAACCCGCCTTCACGGGGAGGATTCTCAAGTTCGGGGCGATAAGCAATCAGCATTTGTTTGAGAAAACAGTCACCAATTAGCTTAACGCCCCTTCCATGGATCAGGCGCTACGTTGCACGTAGACAACGCTCTTCGGGTAGTAAATTGCCACACCACCCACGCGAGCATGAGCAGGAACAATGAACTGAAGATTGCGCTGCTGAGGCGGGAACAGTTCCAGAGGCTGCGAGATGTGCAGTTGGAGCTTCTCGGGATCGCGCTTGTAGAACACCATCCGGCGAGTGTTGAGCTTGCCCGTGGTCTTGCTGCTGTCCAGTTGCAGGATGGGCTCAACGTTGCGGATGTAGGGATTGGTGCGCAGGAAGTATTCCAGAACCGTGAGATCGCTGGAATCGCTGTTCCGAGTGGAGGTCACTCGCTGATAGTCAGTCCAAGGCAGAAGCAGGGTGTCGGGCTGCTCCTTCATGTTGGAACCATTGACAATGGCGGTGGAGCCATAGTTCAGCAGTTCCAGCATTTCAGCAGTGGTGATGCTGCCAGTGTCAAACCACTTATCAGCAGTCACCACGTCAACCGTGGGATTGTTGAAGAAGCCGGTGAGATTGGTGGCAGTATCACCAAACATGGCAATGTCTTCCACTTTCTCCTCATAGGCGCGACGGACAGCCTGAGCGCGACGTTGCTCAAGAGCAACATTCGCCATTTGAGCGGCACGCAGTTCCTGCACGGTGTAGCCAAAGCTACCACCAATGGAGCGGAAGTAGATCGACTTCTCCACTTGGCTCACGTCAGACCGGGGGAGGTCATCAGCATTGTCAGCAATGAAGTCAAACTTGCCAGTGCTATCCATCACGCTATAAGTGAATTGCTGAGCGCCAGGGCCAGCCTCACTCGTGACAGGCAAGATGGTGGGGTATTTGATGTCGGCATAGGCCGTTTCAAACACTTGCGGGCGGATGTATTCCAGTTGGCGCTGGAGGAACAGTCCCGCATCGTCCATACGGTAGTCAGACATGGTTTCCTCAGGCGTTAGCGGTAAGGGTGAAGTTGGGACCATTCAGGTCGAGCACCGCCAGTCCACTACCAGTCGTCCGAGACAGATAGGCAGCATTGGAGAGCAGCGCAGTACGGCCACTCACGGCAGAAGCCGAGAATTGACCGGCATATTGCACGCCGGAGGCGGTGTGAATGACACGCACGGGAGTAGATGGATCCACGGCCCCATGGACGTAGACAGCGGCAGCGCCACGACGCAGCACATTCATCAGTTGACGATCCTTGGCGCCAGGACGATTGTTTGCGTCACGGGCAGTTTCGTCAACATAAGTGAGAATGTTCAGGCCGACGACGGTGCCAGACACGCCAGAAATCGTGCGGGCAGAATCAGCGACAGTGCTGCCACTGTTCCAAACCATCAGGTTGCCAAACGCAACCACGCCAGAAGTTTCATTGACATAGGAATCAATGACTTTCGGGCGAGCGTCAGCCAGTTGGCCTTCCAGGAAGGCATCATGAGCAAGGGGATAGGTGGTCTGCACACCCCCGGCAATGGGAGTGCCAGATGCAGTAAAAGAAACGGCCATGATCAGGCTCCTTTGGAAGCGGTGAGGGGACGGAGGTATGCCTTCTCCAGGGAGTCGCGGTAAGCAGCCGGAGGGGCAGTAACAGCCATAGAAGCCACCGCCGTGCGCAGAGGGCCAGTAGACGAATCAGTCCGGCCATCCAGAGCGATGGTGTCAAAAGCGGCTTGCACATAGTCGTCAGACCGTTCAGACAGGTCCATGGAATCACCACGGACGGCCTTCACGGCGTCAACCATGATTTCACGGGCCGACTTGCCAGCAAAGGCATAGGCACTGTCAAGAACAGGCTTGGCCTTTTCAATAAGAGCAAGACGATCTTCGACAAGGCTGTCAACATTCACGGCCTTAGCCGCTTCAAGATCAGCCTTCAGGGAAGTGTTTTCGGCAGCAAGAGCATCAGCACGACCTTCAGCAGCATCACACTGCCCTTTCATTTTCTGCTCCATTGCATCCATTTCCTCCTTGAGCTTGGATGCTTGGCCACACATTTCGTCGTACTGCTTCTTCATTGCCTCGTACGAGGTCTTTGCATCAGCACGTTCTTTGCCAATGGCAAGGGCAATACCCTCACTCACTTCAAAGTCGGCGCCATCAAAGACCACCTTGGCGGTAGTCATAGGGGAATCTCCAGAGATTAGGGATGGATCGGCGGCATCCTGACGGTCAAGATGCAATTTCACTTGCGGGCCTGCTCGCCCGGTTTTGACAACAGCTACGTGATTACCAATGATTTCCGTTTGGCGACCGTCATACGGTTCACCATCGGGAGTAGTGCCAGGGTTGGCATCAAAGGACACGCGATAGCCTGCGCTAACTTCCGTTGCATCACCACGCTGAATCTTGTCAATCAATTCTTGATCAGTGATCGTCATGATTGCCCGGACAAAGCCATTGTCGTAAACAATCTCAGAGCCAGTGAAGCCCTTTTGATAGTTTTTGGTGTTGGCACTATCCAGGAGAACAGGGGGATGTTCGTCCGTTACGCTCTTGCCCGCAAAGGAAGCAAGACTTTCAGGGAGCGCCACGTCTTCAGGGGCACGATATTCACGACGAATGGAGCCATCACCATTGGAATAGTGTTGCACTCCAGTGCGAGCGATAGTGGCATGAAGCCGCAGATAACCTTCGGGGGTTAGCTCATACCGCTCAATCGGCGCTACGTCGTACCGGAAAGAAGTATTGCTCATAAGGTAATGCTACGAAAACCAATGCAATCTCCAGTAGCATGATTCAGTGCTGAATCAAACTATGGAAAACGACCAAAGCAATCTGCTTAAAATGCCTCACTTGCAACGGCGTACTGTAGTGGCTGAGCGCATTAAGCAAGCAAGGCTAAATAACGGTCTTTCGCAGCGTGATGTGGCTTCTATTCTTGGCATTAGTCAGTCCTCTTATTCTCGCATGGAAAGTGGATTGTTGGAGCCAAGTGCTGTGCAAATTGCCACACTTAGCGGACTGTTCACCATGTCAGTGCTATGGCTACTTGGCTACCCCAATTTCATTGCCCTGAAGATGCCCTAGTCTCCTCAATCTCTGCTTCCAGGTTGGCCATTACGTATGCTTTGGCCACTGCAATGGCCTCAAACACCAACATGCGATAGTGCTCCTCAAATTCAGGGTTAGGCCGATCGTATTGCGGCTCCACATAAATGCACTCTTCCACGGGACGCCCATTGATAAACACTTCCTTAGTGACTGAAGCCCACCGAGTTGTGTCACGATGGGAATTAAGGCTCAGGATTCG